AGATTTAGCCTTTGGAATAAATCCGTCAGGTAGTTCTACTCCCTTAAGTCCAGCAAAACCTAAGATTGTGTCTTTAAGAGAATCAGCAAAATCTTTAGCCGCTTGCTGTAAGTCTTTAAGAACATCGCTCATTGACTCAATACCAGCCTTCATAGCCTCACGAATTTTTTTCATCAAATCGGCTGAATTTTGTATGTCATTTAGAGCGCCCTCGTCAATTCCGCCAGCCTTTATGCCCTCTGCAATTTCTTTTTCTTTTTTGAGAATGTCGCCGAAGCCAAGACCTTCCTCAAGACTTTCTCTGATATTTCCAATAAAGTCACCAAGTTCACCAGCAAAATCTGTTTGTTGAGCAAAGATAACCATGTTCTTGCCGAACTCAATTAACTTGTCACCCGCCTCATCAGCCTTATTAGCCATCTCTTCAATAAATTTGCCTACGGTTCCAGCAAAATCAAATTTAATTGCAGTACCTAATCCAGCAATCATTTTTTCAAGTAGTGGCGATACTTTTTTAGCGCCAGCAATTAAGCCTTCAACTATTTTTGCACCGTTATCTTTTGCCGCTAAATCAACAACCTTCTCATTAAAATCAAGCATTTTGTTTGCAACATCAGAAATAGCACCAGCCGCACCTTCAGAATAATTGCCCCAACTTTTAGCGTTTTTAATAAGTGTCTTGGATACACCCGTGATTGCATCAACTGATTTTGCACCACCATCATCAGATGCACTAAATAAATTTGTGATTGATTTAGCAACTCCACCAAGTTTTGAACTTGCAAATTCCGCCATACCGCTTATGGCGCCAATAGCCGCATTTACCGCATTAGAAACAATAGGAATTTTCATCAATGGGGCAGTTACTTTTTTTACCCAATCTTTAACTGTTGTTAATGCGTTATCTAAAAAATCACCTAAACCAGTTGCAACCTTAGCAAAAACACTAACTACACCCTTACCTAAAGCCAAAAATGCGCCAATTACTCCCTTGGCAATAGTCTTGGCTACATCTAATAATCTTTCAAAGAAATAAATACCAGTAGCAATAGCCTTTAAGATGTTAGCAAAATTTGTAACAATCGCTGTAACTGCTAAAGCAATAACTCTAATTATGGTATTAAATACAGCAATAACTATTTTACGGAAAGTATCGTTTGTTTCCATAAGATTTACAAAACCATCAATAACATTCTTAAATGAAGTCAATACAAATTTAACCCAAGTAAGAATTACATCTATTACAAACTCAAAGACTTTGGCTACTACTTCGGCAAAGCCCCCAAAGGTTCTCATTGCCGAAGCCAACATTTTTAATACATAACCAAAATACTGAATAATGTAACCAAGTACGGTAATAACAACTTTAGCCACAAAGTTAAATACCATGCCAACAACTTTTCTAAAGTTTTCAGAAGTCTTGTAAGCAACAACTAAAGCAGTTACTAGGGCGCCAATTATTAAAACTGCTCGCATAATTGGGTTAGCCGCTATAACTGCATTAAGTCTAAGCATTGACGCCGCTAGACCGTTGGTGGAGGCGATACTTGCCAACTGCGCTCCACTCAATAAAGTTGTTGCAACTTGCAAAAGACCCTGAGTAAAGGTGACTATTTTAAGAGCCGCCGCATGGGCATAGTAGGCTACGGTTGCAAGACCGATTGCAGTAGCAATTCCCGTAAAGGCTATAACAAGAATTTGTGTGGCTCTTGCATTATTTTGGAATAAACTTGTAATTCTTTGAACTATCGATGCGACGGTACTTATAGCCTTTGCAACTACACCGATTGCTAAAGCAGATAAGTTTGCAAATACAACACTTAATTTTTGAATTGCTGGTACAAGTGGCGCAAAAGCAGTAACTAATTGTCCTATTGCTCCTCTTAATTGAGGAGAAGTTACGGCTAAAACAAATGTTGTGAAAACCAAATTAAATCTTGATAGTTGTAAGAAAAATCCTTCGAAGAAAGGCGCCGCTTGCGCTAAAGATTTACCTGCTCGTATACCAAAGAAAGTAGCAAATGCCGCCGCAATAGGCAATACTTTTTCCATAGTCGAAGCAATTTCATTAACACTTAATTTACTTTTATCGATTCTTTCAATAAAGTTTCCTATATTGGTTGTTAAAGTTGTAAATGGAGTTGCTAATTTAGTTAATACTTTTTCTAAAGCATCAAGCACTTTGGAAAAAGTACCAGTACCCTCGGAGGCTCTTGCTAATTTAGTACGCAATTCAAAAGTAGATAAAATTAACGCACTAAAAGCATTGAGTAATCTTAATCCAACTGCTTCTTGCAGTCTTCTAGTTTGGTCGCCCATTTCTTTTAATGCTCGAGAAGGACTTTGTATTGCTAAAGCATAAGCACCTTGAACTTTAGTTCCTTCTCTCAGAATTAAATTAAGAACCGCTTGGCGTCTTTCAGCCATAGTTAAGTCACTTGCGCTTTTACCTATTGTCCGCCCATAAATAGCAAAGGCTTCTGTTGCTCCAGCAGTAATACCAATTTGACGCAACATTCTTGTTTGACCTGTTGTAATAGCAAAAATTAAAGAATTCAAAGCATCCGCCGAATTGACGCTTGCTGTTACAGATAGGTCTTGAGCAATAGTCGCTAATGCAGTTGCACTACTCAAATCAACATTTGATTGTGCCAATTTAATAATTGCCTTACGAGAAGCCACCGCAGATAATCCAACATTTTGAATTTCTTCAGATGCGATAGCAAGTTGGGCATATCCATATCGAGTTGATTTACCGATAGCCTGTAAAGCAATATCTAACTCTTGAACTTCAGCCGCCGCTTTGAATGATTTTGTAGCAAAAACAATTAAACTAATTGCAGTACCAGCGGCGACAGCACCAAGCGCATTTAGACTTGCATTAAGTTTAGACGCCGCTCCTTGAAAACTTTGAGCGCTTCTTTGAGCCTCTTCTAAACCTTTTGTAAATTGAGCAGAGTCCGCAGTAAGACGAGCACGGACTTCCATGGTTGGTGACTCAGCCATGTTTTATCTCCTTGCCTTTGCTCTTCTCTCGGCTTTTTCTCTTTCTTTTTCTTTTAAGACATAGAAAGCGTTCCACTCAGTTAATTCCATACTGCTAAGAGGGCGGTGGGTAGCGCTTCCGTAAAGAAGTTCACCCACCGTCCGTCCTAACTTTTCAGCAATTTCGAAAAGAAACCGTCTCTCAGGATTCTTGAGGAAATCGAGCCTGTGCTTGGTCTACCGCCTTATCACTAAGACCTGAACTGCCAAGAGCCTTTGTTGCTAAACGCTCAATGACTGCACCGTTCTTTGAAAGAATCGCCTCACGGTCATTCTCTGTAAAGATTGGTAATCCAGTTGTAGGGTCAAATACAGTTGCGATTACAGTTTTTGCATACATATTAGAAACATCAACTTTATCGGCAGAGGTAACTCCTTCGGTAAGAGTTGCTCTCTGTCCAGCCGTCATAGAACGAATTTCTACTGTTACGCCCCACTCAGGGACTTCTAGTAATTCCTTCGTAATATCGTCTGCTTCAAATATCTTGCCTCTTAAATCTGTCATTTCTTTTTCTCCTTGGGACACTAGGTTGGTCACGATAAATTATTAAGTTTTTTTAACGCAGTTCTTATGCTGAGTAGGTGCCTCTTGTTACGGCGCCTGTCACTTGGAACTCAGCAGAGTATGTCACTACATCTCCGATAGCACCACTCTTCTCGTAAGAAGTTAGGTAGCACTCTCCTGTGTATTTGACGAATCCGTTGGTTGAGCCTTCAGGACCGTACTCAAAAGAAACTGAAGCCGCTTGACCTAAAATTCCAGCCAAGTGAGCATCAACTGTTGCGTCAAAGTTTCCTGAAACGCTGACTGTTGAGTCTGATAATCCAACAACATAAGACTTTGCTGATGAACCAAAAGTGCTGGTTTCGGCTGTGTCTACTGATTGTGGGAATGAAACATCTGTAAGGGTATCGCTGATATTGGTAAGGGTTCCACTTGAGTTGTCTACCTTAAATACGGTGGATTTACCATGTCTAAATGTTGGCATTGTTTTTACCTCCTAGTAAAAGCCACCACAGGGGTAGCCGAGCCTGATGAACCTGCGACTGTGTAATTCACTCGTAGGTATCTATTGATTGTTGTACCACTAGCAACTTCAACTCTTTGTGAAGTTGTAGTTGTAGTGCTGACCACGGTAAAAGTAACCAAGTCAGCAAAAGTTGAGTTATCTGCTGAGTGTTGGATTTTTACTGTGATATTTCCATTGCGGGTGTTTACTGGAACTGACAAGAAACCTGCTCCACCATTTGTGGTAGAGGCTCCGTTATCTACGCCTGTTCCATTTCCAGTCGTGGTTACAGCCGAGCCTGAAGAAAGAATTCTTCCGTGCTCAACGGCATCTGTTGATTGGAATTCTGCACTTGCTTGAACGATGTCTGCGATGGCACTTGATACCTCGTAAGATGTATCGTCAGCAATTAACATAATTGCCCCTGCGCCATTTGAATGACCTTGTGGGGCAACGATTACCTGAGTCTTGGTTGCATTACCAAGAGCAGTATTGAAAAATTCATCTGTACCTGTGGAAGCAGTCGCCTCAAACATTCCTGAAAGAGATACTGTTCCATCACGATGACCTAGAACATAGGTCTTGGCGCTTGTTCCGAAAGCGCTAGTTTCAGCGGTATCGACACTTGTGGAAGCGCTAACATCATTAAAATAAGTAGAAAAATCATATTTATCAACAAAGATATTGACATTTTTACCGTGGCTAAATGTAGGCATTATTTCTCCTCAACTGGGCGTTGAAATGGGGTGCCATCTTGGAGAAAACCATCACCATCAATATCTTCGGCGTTGGCATCGAAACCATCTTCAACAGCAGGTTCTTCAACCTTTTCTGCAACGGGTTCGGCTTTAGGTTCTTCTACAACAGGCTCTTCGATTTTCTTTGTTGGCTTATCGGCATCTTCAATAATGCCTGACTCTAAAAGCCATTTGACCGATGTTGCTGGCAAATCTTCTACGATTTTTCCAGCCTCGGCTCGTTTGTTTGGTGGGTAATCAATACCCTGCAAGACTCTATAACGAGTCATTCAAACCTCCTCCGTGACGGCACATAGATAGCCCAAGTGACCGTCAGGTCACTCGGA